CTCAAAATTAAAAAATGCACATGGTATTAGGAACATTTTTATCGATCCTACTTGTAAAATATTAAATAAAGGGTTACAAAGACAATTATACAAAGAGGGAACAAATATACCTGATAAGGCACACGGATTAGATCACATGAATGACGCATTAGGATATTTAGTAGATTTCTTGTATCCTGTAAAATCAGATATTATGACAACAGACATAGGTAGATGGAGAGTTTTAGAACATGGCATATAGCTTTCAAGAAATAAACGCAACTCATAGAGATTATGATGACCACCACAATCAATGGTCTTATTTTATTAGAAGCTATTTAGGCGGAATAGAATATAAAAATGGAAGTTTCTTACACCGCTATGCAACTGAATTAGATTTAGAATATGCAAAACGAGTATTCAATACAGCATTAGATAATCATTGTCGTAATGTTGTTCAAATTTATTCATCATTTTTATTTAGAGTACCAGCTTCAAGAGAATTAGGTAGCCTAAAGGAAGAACCCTCAATGGAGAACTTTTTAAAAGATTGTGATTTAGATGGCAATTCTTTTGAATCACAAATTAAACAAGCACAAATATATTCTTCTATTTATGGAAGCTGTTGGTTACTTCTTGATAAACCCTCTGTTAATTTAGGTACAAGGGCAGATGAACTTAATCAAGATATAAGACCTTACTTAACACTTATTACTCCTGAAAATGTTTTAGATTGGAATTTTAAAAGAGAGGTCAATGGTAGATATTCATTAGACTATTTAAAGATTAGGGAAGATGTAGATAAAAAAGGTGGAACTTATTATAGAATATGGACACCAGAAGATGTTGAATGTTATTATCAATCCGATAATAGAACTGATCCTCGTTTAGTTGAATCTTTTCCAAATCAAATAGGTAAAATACCAGCAGTCATTTTATATAATCAAAAATCTCATAAACGTGGAATAGGAACAAGCGACCTCACAGATATAGCTGATTTACAAAAAGGAATTTATAATGAATATTCTGAAATAGAACAATTAATAAGACTATCCAATAATCCTAGTTTAGTTAAAACTCCTGACGTTAATGCAAGTGCTGGGGCTGGTGCTATCATTACTATGCCAGATAATCTTGATCCAAATTTAAAACCTTATCTGTTACAACCTAGTGGTCAAAATTTAACATCTATTATGGAATGTATATCAAAAAAAGTAGAAGCTATTGATAGGATTTCACATATCGGTTCAGTAAGAGCAACAGCACAAGGAACACAATCAGGTATAGCTTTACAAACTGAATTTCAATTACTCAATGCCAAGCTATCTGAAAAAGCGGATAACTTACAAATAGCAGAAGAAAATCTATTTAGAATATATGCTCTATTACAGAATAAAGTATTTGATGGAGAAGTCATTTATCCTGATACTTTCAATTTAAGAGATTATGCAACTGACTTACAATATTACTTACAAGCAAAGAATAGTGGAGTACAATCCCCAGCTTTTATTAAAGAAATAGACAAAGAGATTGCTAGAGGTGTTGTTGAAGATAGCGATAGGTTAGATGAAATTCTAGAAGAAATAGATAATACGAGTGGTACTGGAGAATTTACTCAAGCCGAAGTCAATAAAGAAGAAGTCGAAGCTGAACCAGTAGGTTAATGGCTAAACCACGATCTTATGGTTATGTTCACGTTAAACGAACTAGACGCAAAAGGAAAGGTCGCCACGCAAAATCACTCTCAAAAAGAATCCCCAAAAAGAAACAAAGATACCGAGGTCAAGGCAGATAGGTTTTTTATTATTGTTTTTGCCTCACTAGGCTTTATGGCTTGTTTGTCAATCTATATGGTCGTTACTCTATGAGTAGGAAAAGTAATTTTTATCCTAATGGAGAATTTATACACTACACCCTACCTGACAGTTATGCTTTAAGTAAGACTAAACAGTCTTGTGGGAATTGTGCTATGTATTCTAATCGCAGAAGTTATTGTGGTACTTGGAAAGCACAAGCAGTTAAAGATACTTATACTTGTCATAAATGGAGAATGAGATATTTTAAGAGATGATGAAAGGTTTGACTAAAAAACAATCTGGTATTTATGACTATATTAAGAAATATATAGAACAGAATAAATACTCTCCCTCTTACGAAGAAATTAAAAAGGAAATTAAACTCTCATCTAAAAGCGGTATTCATGTTTATGTTAAAGCTTTAGAGGAGAGAGGTTGGATTACTAGAATATCAGGCAAAGCACGAAGCATTAAATTAATTAAATGAAGTTTATAACTATATTTGTTATTTTAGTTAATGTTAATGGCTATCACTTAAAAGATTATACGAAATTAACTAAAGATACTTGTTTTGAGGCTGGTGATAAGATAGTAAAAGAAATAGCAAACTATTACGATGAAAGGAATAATAATCCTAAACTACAAGGTTGGTACACTTCAACAGGAGAATTAGTTGCTGGGTTTTATTGTTAAATTATGAATATAATTATAGCTATATTATTAATGAGTAATGTAGAAACTCAATTAGAGTTAAAAAAGAATGATGAGTATAAAATGATCAAGAGTACAGTAAGAATTGTACGTTTAATACATGGAATAAAATGAAAATTAAACCAAAGAAAACAACCTATTCTTATTCCACTCACAAATCTCATATGGATATGATTCTGTATGAGGTTAGACAGAACAGGAAAGACATACTGGAATTAAAGGCATTTATGAATAAATCTAAAGGCACTATTTCTGTATTAATGTTTTTTGCTGGTATTGTAGGTGTTTTTCTGTGGGGGTATAATTATTTCAAATGAGCCTAAATACTTGCAAAAAATGTGGAGGTACAAATTGTACTTGTAAAAAAAGTATTCACGAATTGGCTAAAGCTAATCCTGATAAAAGTTATAGAGAGTTGGAGCAAGAAAAAGCTGAACAAGCTACTTATGAGAATACTGGTGGATTAGTTATAGATGATACTGGCGAATGTGAAAGTTGCCAATGATGAAATGAAATTATCAGATAAAACAGCAGTAAGTATGCCGATCAAAAATATGCTTGGAATTATTGCAGCAGTATCAGCAGGAATCTTTGCCTACACAGAAATTACATCAAGATTAACTTCATTAGAAACATCAAGAGAATTATTTAATGCTGATTTATTAAAAAAATCTCATCAGAAACCTGTGGATCAAGAGCAATTTATGTTAATAGAGGACTTGTATAAAACCACAGAAAAATTAGAAAAGACTCAAGAACAAAACATGACAAACAAAGTTAATATAGAATTTTTAAATAAACAATTAGAAAAGGCTTTAGATGATATAGAAAATTTAAAAGATAAAATTAGAGCCAATGGAACTCATCAATGATTATAGAAACAGTTGTAGCTTTACTTATGTTTGTTAATCATGAAATTAAGGAACATAGAATTCAACCTTCTATGTCTATATGCCTTAAAGGTAAACGTGAAGCCACAAGACAACTTAGCGATAACATAGAATATAAATGTATTAAAACTAAAGCTGAAGTTCATACAAATACAGATGGATCTAAATACATTAAGAAAATTATTTTGGAATAGTTATGAGGGGAAATGAAATATTTAAATATATTATTAATAACAATACTATTGGTGTATTCGAACAAAGCCTGGGCTGGTTCGACACAAACTAACGTATCAGGTAGCAATACTGCTATTGAAGGAAACTATTCAGGAGGTGCTACAACCTATGAAGATGGATCTTCATCAAGCAGCACCACTACAAGTACCAATACTTCTAACATACAATCCGCACCCAACACATCATCTGCACCCTCGTATAATTCTATGACGCAGGATGTATGTGCTCTTGGTGCTAGTGCAGGTATCCAAACTTTTGGAGTAGGTATATCTGGAGGTAAACACTTCATTGATAAGAATTGTGAACGATTAAAACTAGCTAGAATCCTTAATGATTTTGGTATGAAAGTAGCAGCAGTTGCTATACTATGCCAGGATGAACGAGTGTTCGAAAGTATGATACAAGCTGGTACTCCATGTCCTATTGATGGTAAGATAGGTAGTGAAGCTATGGGACTATGGAAGCTATATGACTTTGAAAGACCAGACTATAAAGCGTATGTTAAACGAATGAAGAAAAGAGAAAAGGTAGCACCTACTCCTAACAACATATCTTTAGAAGAAGTGGATAAAGTCAAATGGACAGAACCAAAATAAAAAATATTATAAAAGACCTTCGATA